CTCTCTCTTCGGCGGTTTGCTCCACGAAGATCGACTGTGGAGTTAACCATGAAGCCTTTTCGCTCGTTCCTTGCTCGCATCATGCTTGGTTTACGATCGTCCTTCGGTCGGATTTTTATATCCGTATCGTGGCGACGTTCCTCAGGCTTTTTGCGGACTGGTCCTGGCGAATTGGATTCACCAAAGAAAGGGGACTCCTTTTCACCCGAGTGATCGGGTATGTGGATGGCTTTTGGCCATACACAGGAGGTGCAGTTATGACGACCGGTTCTATCAATGATGACAAGCGCGTCCTCTTCCAACCTTATCAGGTTGAGGACGATACTGGTGCCATTACCCTTATCGGGACTCCTGTCCCTGTGGGTTGGCGATACCAGAAGACGTGGACAGGCACCGACTATGGTCATACCTTTTCGGGTGACATCTTCGAATACTGGGCCAAAAGGCTCGTAGACGGTGAGGTGTCATTTGTTAAGGTCCATAGGAAGCGCCGGCCACCGCGCCGTCATATTGAGGCCCAGCATCCATATTCGTCCGTGATAACCGTCGAGTCTAACTCGGTCTATGCACTGGCCCACCCGCAGACCAAGAGCCACGCATTCGTGCGTGACTTTCCGGATACTGCGATCAGACCTTTGCCGGACTTTGTTTCTCAGTGGAAGTCTAATGACACTATCGCATTGCAAGGGGCTTTGCGCGAGATGATTGCAGGATCCGACTTTAATCTTGGCGTGTTTCTTGGCGAAAGCCACGAAGCGCTGTCAATGATTACTAAAGCGGCCTCTTCTCTCTTTCGCGCTTACAAGTCTCTCAAACGCGGGGATGTCGGTGGACTCGCTGACGCTCTAGGCGTCCCGATCACGAACCGCAAAAGGCATGCATCTTTTGAACGCACGCCTAAGGGGTTCGCTGGGAAGTGGCTAGAGTATCAGTATGGCTGGGCGCCGCTTCTAAAGGATACTTACGGGGCTGCGCAGTTTCTGGCGCAGACCTGTAATTTCCCCTTTAAGCAGCGGTACCGGGTGCGCCGCCGTAAGTCTTTGACTTACAATAGCACTTCGGACATCATCCGCAAAGGCGGTGACTATTTTGCGCGTGGTTATTCCACGGGTCAATTAATAGCCATCGTTTCTGAGGTAAATGTTCCGGCCTTAGCTGGTCTTTTAGACCCTGCTTCGGTTGCTTGGGAGCTCATGCCTTACTCGTTTGTAGCTGATTGGTTTTTGCCAATCGGCTCTTACTTGCAGGCTCGAGGTCTCGCTAGCGCTATAACGGGCACGTTCGTCACTACCATCACAGAGCGCCAGTTCTTCGTTTGCAACGCGTTCGAGCAGTACCCTAACCAGAAAACGGTTAGTGGTCCCAACTACCGGTACATTCGTGTACAGGTAGATCGTACCGTTGCGAGCAATTTACAGGTGCCCCTGCCTAACTTTAAACCGCTAGGTCAGGTTCTGAGTTGGAAGCACTGCGCCAATGCCGTTGCCCTACTCACGCAGAGGTTTTCCTCGGCGAGGTAGGGTTGGTTCAACCTTGAAAGGAAGCTAACGATGGCATCCATCGCTGCGATCACCGTCTTCGACGGTGCATCCACCCCCGTCTCGCATACCTTGCAGCCTGTCAGTGTCACCCGTGAGGGCGACACTGTCACGGCTTATTGGCGCGAGGCCCTCGCATCCGTCCCGACCGAAGCACAAGTGTGGGCAACTGCAAAGTTGACCACGCTGAACAACGGCGTGACGAAGGAGGAATTCACTGTGGGAGTCCCGGTCATGGAGACTGTGACGAACCAGAATGCGGCGGGTTACACCGCGGCGCCGAAGGTCGCGTACACGGACAAAATGGTCTTCACGGCCTTTTCGTCCAAGCGTTCGACCGTCGCGTCGCGGCGGCTCGCCCGGCAGATCCTTGTGAACATCGCCAACAACGTTTCGACGTCTGTTGCCGCTGCCACCTCGGGTCCGCTGCCAGATCTTGTCGACAACCTTTTCGCCCCGACGTAAGTCGGAACTTTTTGTTGTCAAGGGGGTTTAGTCCCCCTTGTAGGCTTACCCTTTACCTCTTATGGAGGCGTATATGCGCTTTACGCGCTGGGATCAAGTCTTTACGACAGATCAGAGCAATCAGGTTCTCCTTCTCCTGACTCAATGGCACCTCGACCAGGTTAAAAACCCGAGCGAGACCTTCGAGCACCTCTACCTAGCTTTGCTAGAGGAGGACTTTAAGGTACTGTGCCTGTATGAGCTCGACCCTAACAGTCACCCTATAGACGATTATATGCATTTATCGCAGGCACTTGCCTTCTGGAAGAAGCGCAGGGACCTCGACATTGGCATTGACCGTCGCCAGGTTGCGTGGGAAGGCTTCATACGGTCCGAGAACCTATGTCGCGAAACGAATCAGATCTTCAGGTCTTACTCGCGTGGAGGTTTCGCATTCCTCCCGCGCGTTGAGTCGGTTTTTTACGCCGCCCAGCGGAAAATCAGTAAGATCCTCGGGGACCTGCCTAAGTTTAGCGATTTGAGGTTCAGATTCGGGCCTGGGGCTACTACACAGATAAAAAAGAAGGATGCTTCGGCGAGGCGTAAGCTCTCGCAGAAGTTCGTTTGTAACGCGTCTGCTGTCAAGCACATGGAAGCGCTTGCAGCAGAGCACCCAGACTGGTTTCAAACCAGTGCGAGGTGCCTCCCCCCAATCGCAGTAAACCGCGAGAGGGTGGAGTTCGTTCCGAAAAGCGCCAAAACTGACCGTAAAATCACCAAAGCCCCTACGCTCGACACTTTTGTCCAGCTGGGACTCGGAGACTATATGACGGACAGGCTTCGTGCTTCAGGGATAGACCTCAGCGACCAGACGCTTAACCAGCGACTGGCGCGCGAGGGGTCTATCACGGGCGATTTAGCCACGCTCGACCTGAGTAGTGCTTCCGATACCATCTCGAACGGCCTCGTTGAGTCCCTTCTTCCTTTGGAATGGTGGGACCTGTTGCGGGACTTTCGTTCCGCGACTATCGAGACGCCCTTTGGGGCGCTTCGACTCGAGTCGTTCTCTTCCATGGGAAACGGTTTCACGTTCCCCCTGGAGACGCTTATCTTCTACTCTCTCGCAGTTTCCTGCGTGAAAGCTGAAGATACCAGACGCGTAAGCGTATATGGTGACGATATCATCGTCCCTACCTATGCAGTGCCCCTCCTATTGGAGGTACTCTGCGCAGCTGGCTTTCTCGTTAATACGAGTAAGAGTTACTGGGATGGTAATTTCCGCGAATCTTGCGGGAAGGACTACATTTCGGGGATTGACGTCAGACCTTGCTTTGTCAAGGATGCCTTATCAGGCCAGTCTGCCTTTACATTGTATAACTTCTATACAAGGGCTTTCTGTCCTGAGCCTGCAGAGATTATCCTCAGTTTCGTCGACGAGAGTCTACGGCTCTGGGGCCCAGATGGTTACGGTGACGGCCACCTCGTCTCTGACGAGTTCGTCCGAAAACGTCTCCATCCGGAGCTCGGCTGGTCGGGCTATACCTTTGAGACATACACATATAAACCTCGAAAGGCATTTTACGCCTTAGGGGCAGACTATGTGTATCCCTTATACTCCGTGTACCTCAAAGAGGGGGCGACTTTTGCGGACGACGGCTATGCCGTCGCTGCAAGGAGGCTCCCAGGACGCTTCGATCCTCTGGCCCTAAGGCCGGAGAGGACAGACGCCCTATATGAGATGCATAGAGGCAAGGTACGTCTTGTTGACACCCTCCCGGGTGTTGACGGGTATAGACGCGTTAAAATCCACATCCTGGGGTGACGATCTTCTTCACTCCTTTCTCTAGCTATTTTGGCTAGTG